CCTGAAGACTGCTACCCAGCAGAAGAAGGTATGCTAGAATGGGAAATAGTAAAAATAACTGGAGCAGATAACAATGGTCTAGATATTAGTGAGCTTGAAAGCTACGTATGTAGTCAAACATTTGAAAATGATTTATGGACCCAAGTAACCGAGGATAACGAATATGAATAAGATTAAATTAAGTGAAAAGTTTGAACTGAGCAGAGACCTACACAACTGGACTCTAGGTGAAATCCGTGTAACAGAAAATATGACATACTCTGTAAACACCTATCACGCCAACCCGCAACAGGTAGCGCATAAGATAATGAAACTATGCGATACCACTGATGTCTCTGACCTTGATGAACTAATGATCAAGTATCAAGAGTTCGCAACACGTATCTGTATAAGTATAGATAAAGCAATTATCGCAATGGAGAAATCTAATGGCTGAAATGACCTTACGAGAACATTTCGCAATCAAGTGCCTAGCAGCACTATTGTCTAATGACAAATGGTCTGATGACGAAGGTGCAGCAGAAACTGCATTAATCCATGCAGAAAACTTATTAAAACTTCTGGAGATATCCGATGGATAAGGATGAAATCACAAAAGTCATAGAAGAATATGCAAAGAAAGTTATAGAAGCTTGCAATGAATCTCAATACGAAGAAGAAAATGCAAAGTTAATTAAAGACAGTCAAATTCCTCTAGGGCAATCAAGAAAGCCCAAAGATAGAGTTGACCTCGGTCTAGGGCCTTCAACAATTATAGAAGAATATATACCAAAGAAAAAGGAGTAGTTATGAGTATAATCTTTAAGCCTAGAATAAAGTTCTCATTCGGAAGCGGCAAACTTGCCAAGCCCGTAAAGACAGTAAGCAGAGAAAAGTGGCACTGGACCACTAAAGAATTAAAGAAGCTTACTGAACTAAAAGCATTAGGTTTGAGTTATGTAGACATAGCCAAGCTAATAGGTAGATCTGCAAACAGTTGTGGAACTGCAATGCATACAAATAACTTGAAAAAAGTCTACAAGTTACGTAGAGAAAAACTAATAGAGGAAATAATGAATGATTAGTTCAGTCATGTGTTTAGCCCTTAATTTGTACTTCGAAGCAAGAAGTGAAAGCCTAGCAGGTCAGTTAGCCGTAGGTTTCTCTACAATGAATAGAGTAGCAGATAAACATTATCCAAATGATGTATGCTCTGTTGTGAAACAAGCAAAATATGACGGGTATAGTGAATACCCTATACGTCACAAATGCCAGTACTCTTGGTTCTGTGATGGTATGAGCGACGAACCTACCAATGATAAAGCCATGTTAGAAGCCACAATACTAGCCTCTAATATTTATTATGGTTTAGTCACTGATATTAGTAATGGTGCAACTCACTACCATGCAACGTGGATTGATGCACCAAGCTGGACCTCCGAGATGACTAAAGTCGTCACTATTGATCAACATATATTCTATAGGTACTGATATGACCCTGAAAGAAAAGTTAGCCCATCAAAAGCGTGTAGATCACATAAAAAATGAGATAATTAACTATCAAGTATCTGTTGATAAAAAAGATTCTTTCAGCTTTTATGCCATTAAACGGATAGGTAGCCTTCAAGCAGAATTAGCTAAAATAACAAGGGAATAATATGGATAGAATCGAAATAACAGATGACGAGACAGAATCTGCATTTCAAGAATTCATTGATGAAGTTGAATTTATAATCAACCTCAACGTGAACTCCTGTGATGAAAAACTAGTAACACTAGCTAAAATCAATATGCAAGAGTCTCTAGATAAATATATTATGATGCACACCAACTTAGTTGTCAACCAACTTAAGGAAGATGGAATCATAGTATCGATGTAGTACCAATAAGGCCTGTAGGGAGCCTAGCTGAAATACCCTGCAACTCAATAAATAGGAAGTAATTATGAAGATTTCACAAGCGAAAGAAGTAGTACAAGGTTTAGTAGAATTTAACTTGAATGCAGATTCAAAAGAATTACAACTAATACCTATGCTACACTCAGCTCCCGGATTAGGTAAGTCTGCTATCGTTAAGCAAGTAGCCGAAGACCTAGAAATCGAGTGCCGAACAGTAATATTCGCACAATTCGATTCAGGTGAGTTAGGCGGCTTCCCTGTACTATCAGAAGATCGAAAGCAATATAATCGTGCTAAACCTTTCTTCATGTCCTTTGAAGAAGATAGCCAAGGTATTCTGTTCCTAGATGAATTGCCACAATCTCCTGTTAGCAACCAAAACATTGCTGCTCAGTTAGTCAATGAAGGTTGTATAGGTGAGCATAAATTACCTAAAGGCTGGACTGTAGTATGTGCAGGTAATCCTATGGCCTCACGAGCAGGTACTAATGCAATGCCTAGTCACCTTAAAGATCGTCTTACACACTTTGATATCGAACCAGATACGGAAGCATTCTTAGATTATGCTTTCAAGAGAGATTTTACTCCAGAGGTTACAGGATTTCTATTACATAGACCTGAATACCTATCTATGTTCGATGCTAACGTAAATGTATCGCCCTCACCACGTTCATGGGAAAGAGCTAATACCATTGTAGGTCTAGGTCTACCATCAGACTTAGAAATGATTACATTAGCAGGTCAAGTAGGTAATGCAGCAAGTGCTGACTTCATAGGCTTCATCAAAATAATGCGAGATCTACCAGACCCTATAAAGTCTCTAGCTAACCCATTAGAAGCTATGATACCTGAGAAACCCGCAGTATTGTATGCCTTCTGTAGTGCAATAGCAGCTTATGTCACTGAAGGATCAGCTAAGAATTTCACCACCTTGATAGATCGTATTGAGAAGAAAGAATTCTCTGCTATGGCTGTTCGTACTGCAATCAAACGTAAGCCTGACCTTGTTAAGTCTAAAGCCATAAGTGAATGGTTACTAAGCACAGGTAAAGACCTACTACTATAGGAAACTCCTATGGATACTCTAGAAAACCTAATGGAGGTGTCGAAACATTCGATGCCTTCAGAAGGTTCAATACGCAATACAATAAAATTACATAATATGTATGATCATAGAAGAGGTCGCTACTTTGCACCTCTACATAATGGTTTATCTTTATGTGATGAAAAATTTATAAATAAATTCGAAGAGATAGCCATACTGTATAGGTTAGGCTTGTCTATAGATACTATTATAAATCAACTAAACTTAACTATAGGAGAATAGCATGACTGACAAGCTAATTATAAGAGAAGCTGATCATGATGACTATACTGACTTTATGACAAGTAACGCCATACGTCATAGAGTCACAAGCCATATTAACAGTCTACCTGTAGAAGAACAAGAAGCTACCCGTGAAAAGGTTAAAGTTCTCTATAAAATGGGAGTGAGTTGGAAAGGTATTAAAGTAGCGATCTTAGGAAGTCCACGATGATATCTTCACCTACTCACAAAGTAAGCATTGATATAACGTTAACCCCTAGAGGTTCTGTAGCTAAATCTAAAGCAACTAGAATCCTGTTAAAAGCTGTACAATCTAAGATGAGACTAACCAAGCAGTATGAGAATGGTGGTTCAAGTTTCTGGTGGATGTCCATAATTAGAGGATGCCCTAAAGGTTCAAACTTTGAACACCACTACATTACCAAGTGGAATGCTCGTAACGATCATAATGCCATTGTGAGTGGCACACCTGAAGAATTACGAATTCAATTTGGAACTGCGGGTGATGCGGTTCCTCTGCTAGAGTATGCAGAGACCATAGCATTTACTGTCGAAGGTACTCTAACAGACGAGTGGGGTACAACTTATAGATGGTACGAAAAACTAGGCTGGTATAGAAACGAGGAGTAATTTATGGAAGCAAAATTAAAAGTAAGCAGAGCCTTAACTAAGCTCGCCTGTGAAGATCCATTCTTCGGGTCATGCGCCCTTAGATTAGATGTAAGACCTGATGATAAAATAACTACTGCTTGTACCAATGGCAAATCTATCTTATGGTCTCCTGACTTCATTGATACTTGTTCAGAAGACGAAACAGTAGGTCTCGTATGCCATGAGATACTGCATGTATTGTTTATGCACTGTATGCCAATGACTGACAAAAACCCTGTATTAGCTAACATAGCTATGGATTTCGTCATAAATGAAGTAGTGCAAAATGAATGTCACTATCAACTACCTAAAGGAGGTATTGTACCAGAAGACCGCTTCAAGAATATGACTTGGCAGCAAGTATATGCCATCATAGAGCAAGAAGATCAATACCAAAAGATGGCCGCTGATCCTACTATCGGTGACCTATTTGATCATATAGATCAAAATGGTGAAATGTCTGATGCTGAAAAGTCAGAGCTTAAAGCAGATATTGAGCAAATGGCTACTCAAGCTGCTGAAGAGGCCTCAAAGAAACAAGGTAATATCCCTGGCCAGTTACAAGAGCTAATTGATACAATCAGAGCGCCCAAGGTAGTGTGGCAGGAGGTATTGGAGAACACCTTGCGCGGAAATAACCCTGATGATCAAACATGGCGAACGCCTAATCGTAAAATGCTTAGTGCATATGACTTGTATATGCCCTCACCTGAGTATCATGGTATGGGTAATATAGTCTGCGGCCTAGATAGTTCTGGTTCAGTAAGTCGAAGAATGCTTGAAACCTTTCTTTCTGAATTGAACAGTGTTAGTCAAACTTGTAGCTATGAGTCCCTAACAATACTGTACAACGACTCAGGTGTAAGCAGTGCAACCACCTTCTATCCCGGTGATGATATCACTGAACTTCATGTAACAGGCAGAGGCGGTACTTGTTTCAAACCTGTATTTGAGTATGTAGAAGAAAAAGGTCTAGAGATAGATCAAATGATTTACTTATCTGATATGGAAGTGAGCGATCATAATTTCCCAAGTGAAGCACCCTATTACCCTGTTCTATGGTGCTCCACAGGCGCTCAAAGTGCTCCATTCGGTAAAGTACTTGACTTAAGAGGAATGTAAAATGAGTGATGAATTAAAAATGAAAATACGAAAGAATATTAGGGAACATAATATTCTAATACTTAAATATAGACGAGATATAGACACAATGATGCGCCTATATCAAATTGACCCTTATTTAATAGCTGCTATAGACCCAAAAGATTATCGTTGGCGTAGTTATCACGGAGAAGTAACCAGCAAAGATAAAGCAATACCTGATAATCTTCTTCAAGAGGCTTACAGTAAAATACTCACGTCTCTGACCGACATGAAAGAAATGCGTAAAGAGTTAAAAGAGTACCCTAATGGTACTGAAAAAGAAGGAGGTATGAATAAAGTAAAAGAAACTGCAACAAATGTAGCCCACATGTTAACACAACATGATAACCCTGTAGTCCATTTCAAAGGTGATCTGTTTAATCTACACCACCAAAGCAATGGTAAGTTGTCTAACTATGCTCACTACAGCGTTAAAATCAATGCAGCGTGGTTGCGTAAAGTGTATCGTATTGATCTAGCTATACAAGACATAGCAGGTAGAGAAGCAATGGTTCTTGATGCAGATAAACTACCCACAACACCTGAAGGTTATGAAGCTTATGCCACTAAAGTAGTGACCATAAGACGACCTATATCTCGTAAAAAGCAGATAGAAGTAGCAGAAAAGTGGGAAGCAGAAAACTTAACAAAAGAACAAGGTAGTATGATAAGGCATTATGACTTTAAACACCCTTCGTTCTTACGTTATGAAACACGTTATGTGGTCCGAACCATGTCCACTAGCGGTTGGCAGTCATGTACAGGTACGACCGTCAACTGGGCTGCTTCGACCTTGAAACGTCGGATGAAAACCCTTATGCTAAGAAAACTTAGTGTATAACCATAGCACCCTTTAAGAGAAGGGATCAACTGGAGTATGTAGTATGAAGAAAGTAAAGAAAGAAAATGACTTGATCGACGAATCAGGCCAAGTTCATCGTGTCGGTCCATCATTAGCTAAGATAAATGATACTTTTCCGTCAGACCATGAGCTAAGTTTAAGACAGGCAGCTATAAATCCCGGCCACTATAAAGATGTAGTCCCAGGTTTCGAATACTTCGATATCATGGACCATGTTTTAGAAGGGTGGAAAGGCTCACAAGCAGCATGTTTAGCTAATGCATATAAATATATGTTTAGATTAGGTAAGAAAGATGCGGTATTGCAAGACCTAGGTAAAGCAATGTGGTATCTTGAACGTCTCAAAAAAGATATTGAGAAAAATAGCAAAAGGTGATTCTACCTAGAAAATTCCTTCTGAAAGAATGTAGTATAGTAAAATCAATTAATATAGAGAGTAAAAATTATGTCTAAGTCAAATAACAGTACCCAAGTAGCAGTAGTTCGTGATGTAGAATTCCACTATCCTCATCTAGCTACTTCTCATGCACCATTCGGTAATGATATCTGGGATGTCCAGTTACGTACCAATGATCAAGATACTGCAAAGCGTCTTACTGATCTAGGTGTAGGTATTAAGAAGCATGAAGATGGTTATTTCTTCGGTAACGTTAAGCGCCCTACTACTAACAAGAAAGGTGATGTTAACGATGCTCCTGAAGTATTAGATGCAGCTAAGTCTAAAACAGCTATCGATCCACGTACTATTGGCCACGGCTCTAAAGGTCATGTCAAGTTGTTCTCTTACGAGTATAACTTCAATGGTAAATCAGGTACAGGTGTTCAGTTGTTAGCTATTCAGATCACCGAACTAGTGAAGTACGAGCCTAAGTCTGATAGTGATGACTTCGGTGTTGAAGGTGATGCGGTAGAAGCTGCAGATTTCTAAAGTTGTCGGGGTCAGCAATGGCCCCTTATTCTAATAAAAGGAAATAATAATGAACACTAAAACTAAAGGTACCCAAAAGCCTTGGGAATGTGAACATTGCGGTAAAGTAGGTAAGAATCGTGCCAACTACCGCAGAGATCATGGTAGTCGTTGCCCTGTATACCTCATTAAGAAAAGTGGTGTAGACCGATTAATTGGCCTTGCAGTAGGTATTGCAGCCTCTATTGTCTTATGGGGATTATCAGAATGGCTATTGTAACTTTACTATCTGACAAGGTAATCAATCTAGTAAAACTATATACACGGGGTCATACTGACGCTAAAGATGTAGTAGAGATGCTAGAACAAGTTCTAATCGAAGATGGATATGTTACCCCTGAAGAAATTAACATGGGTGGCAATAACGAGGGTCAAGACCTTTAAGGAGATTTATGAAAAATATAATTGTAGACATTGAAACTGATGGGTTATTAACAGACTTAACCACAATTTGGTGTATAGCAATCAAAGAAGTAGGCGGTGATACATTATCTTTCTCAGACTATGATGACAGTCTGCCTGATAATGCTGCCGCCATACCTTACATGGAATCCGCTGATCGTATCATAGGTCACAACTTCATAAGATTTGATGGCCCTGCTATTACTAAAGTTCTTAAGTACACTATACCTGTAACTAAAATCTACGACACTCTAATCATGTCTAGACTAAATCAGTTCAACAGAATAGGTAAGCATAGTATGAAGTCATGGGGTGAAAACTTATTATTCCCCAAAGGCGATTATAGTGACTGGTCTCGGTATACACCTGAGATGATGTCTTACTGTATACAAGACGTTACAGTCAATGAAGCTATATACCTAAAAGTATTTGCTGAAGCTGACCTCATACTTAAAAGAACAGGTAATAAATATCAACAGGCGATTGATATCGAGCATAAGATGTCTCACTATACAGCTATGCAATGTGCTAACGGCTGGGAGTTTGATCAAGAAGGTAAACTTAAGTTGATGGAAATAATTCAAGAAGAATTAACCCATATCGAAAAGACTGTAGAACCTTTGCTCGGTAATATTACTATTATAGTTGATAAAGAACCTAAATCACCTAAGTATAAAAAGAATGGTGAATACACCTCTGTATCTGCTAGAGTTCTAAGTGAGTATCTAGGTACTTACATAGACCCTTCTGATGCTCTGAAAGTACCACCACCCATAGTAGCTGGCACTCGGTTCCAACGAACTATACTAACCCCTGCACGTATAGGTAATCAAGATCATCTAAAAGATTACTTAGAACGCAATGGTATCGTATGGGATGACTGGAACTTTAAACGTGTAGAAGGCTCATTCATAAAGACCTCACCTAAACTAACTACCACCTCATTAACTCGTATGGGGCCTACAGGTGTTATGATAGATAGGTTCTTTACTCTTCGTGCTAGGCTGTCAGTATTAACAGGCTGGGAAAAGATGTACTGGAATGGTCGTCTTCATGGTGATGTAATAGATATAGGTGCTGCCACAGGTAGACAAACCCATATCGGTATAGCTAATATACCCTCACCTAAAGCTGCCTATGGTTCTGAGATACGTAAGCTGTTCAAAGTACCTGAAGGTAAGACTATCATATCTGCTGATGGTGCTGCGTATCAAGCTCGTATCATGGCACACTTCTCTAAAGACAAAGAGTTTGTCAATGAGATTATCAGCGGTGATATACACCAAAAGAACGCTGATGCAATAGGTTGTAGTCGTGCAGACTCTAAGCCTTTCTTCTTTGCATGGGCTTTCGGTGCTGGTGGTCGTAAGTTAGCAAGTATACTAGGTATACCTGAAGCCGCAGGAAATAAAGCTAAGAATAAGTTTCTTAACCGCTGGCCTGCTCTTCGTGAACTAACTGTTAAGTCTCAAACTGCTGCTAAGAGAGGATATTTAATGGGTGTCGATGGTCGAAAGATCATAGTCGAAGAACCCTATAAAGCATTTTGTTATCTGATACAAGGTACAGAAGCTATTATCTTTAAGCATACCATTGTAGAAATCAATGAGGCGTTTGAAGCTAAAGGTATTAAGTTCTTACAACTACTAGCTTATCACGATGAATGTAGCTGGGAAATTGATCCTGCTGATGCTAAAGAAGCTGAAGTAATAATCCGTCACTGCTTTGAAGAAACACCTAAGAAGTTCGGTATAACTCTTATGTGCGCTGGTGATGTTAAATGTGGTAGTGACTATCTGGAGGTACACTAATGAAATACTTTTATGATGCTGATGCGTTAGTATACGTAGCTTCTTGGGGTGATAAAACACTCGAAGAAGCCTTAGAAAAATTAGATCATTCTATAGAATCAGTCTTAGCAGAGCTATGGGCGCATATAGATGATGTAACTTTTGTAGTTAAAGGCGTAGGTAATTTCCGTCATGTGATATATCCTATGTATAAATCTCACAGAAAATCAGAGGAAGACCCGGAAAAGAAAGCTATTATGCTCGCTGTATATGAGCGATTAGTTAATCACTATAAAGCTATTAGAGCAGATGGTGAAGAAGCCGATGATGTAGTAGCTTATCTAGCCTTAGCTAACAACGGAACTGTAATAAGCCCAGACAAGGACTTACGAACTGTCCCAGTACCAATCTACAATCCTCAAAAAGAAGAACACTACCCCCTAGATGTAGATGGCGCTGATCTGATGTTGCACTTGCAGATACTAACAGGTGATAGCACAGATGGAATCCCTGGGATTAAAGGTATTGGCATTAAGAAAGCAGAGAAAATACTGCTAATGGTGCCAGCGTCCAAGAGGTTAGCAACGGTAAAGGAGTCCTATCGTACACTGTCTAATGAGTCTGATTGGCTAAGTTACTGTCAACTTATGACTGACTTAATTTATATCCGTCAGAAGCCACATGAACGTTACAATGTACGTACAGGGAAAAGGGAGATAATGGATGAAGAATTACAGTAAAGAAATGTGGGAGATATACATGCATTGTAATGTAAAACCTCTCTCAATCAATGCTGCGTACACTTTAAAAAGAAAAAAGAGTGCTAAGTATAGAAAGTTTGAAGACGATATGGCCTTAGAATTGTTTGGCTATGAAGTACCTCCTCACAGAGATATTAAAAGTATGAGATTCAAACTAGAAATACACTGGGGTTTTGCTACGTCATTAAGTGATGTAGACAACCCTATTAAAACATTGTTAGATGTACTACAGAGATGGTTTAAGTTTGACGATAAACAAATTATGAATATCTCAGCAAGCAAAACTGTAGTAGGTAAAGGTCAAGAATATATTGACTTTACACTAACAGAAATTCAACACACAGAAAACCAAGGAGTACCTTATGGGAAGCGGTCAATTTCAAAAGCACAGTAGTTGTGCTAAATGTGATAGCTCAGATGCAGTAGCAGTATAC